TAAAATACCTGAAAGACATATCTATAAAAAGTTTAACATCCCAAAACCGGAAGATGGCGAGAGGGTGCTTGAGCCGGCAGTAAAGCCATCTGTACAGGATGAAGGGGAAAGCTTTAAGATGGAAAGTTTTAAGCAGGATTATGACGAAGTACAAGGACATCTTGATGGCATGGCAGAGGAATCCATAAAACACGCAGAGGGCATTTTCCGTGAAATGGTAAAACCTCTAATCAATATTATTGACAAAACAGATGACCTTGAAACACTCAGGCAGACCCTTAAAGATGAAAAAAAGATAAATGAACTGTACAGCCAGATGGATTCTCCAGAACTGGAAGACATTTTGCACCAGTCAATGTATCTGGCGGAACTTATCGGGAGGAGTGCAGGACAGTGAAAGAAGCCATATATGGACTTACAGGCAGCTTTATTTTTAAGGCGGCAGTCCGGTTTTTAAAAAACAAAACACCCCTGGCACAAGAGGAATATAAAAAACTTGATGGAACATATAAAGCAAAGGCATTTACCGTATCAGGATATACAAGCCTTATAGTGTTACAGACATTTCTTAACGAACTGGAAAGTGCCTGTGAAAGCGGCAGGACAAAAAAAGAATTTATGGACACAATGAATGGCTTCCTTTTGCGCAATGGTTATGAGGGTATTAATCCGTTCCATGCTGATGTGATATTCCGGACAAATATACAGACAGCATATAACGCAGGGCATTACAAGAGCATGACAGACTCGGCAGTAAAGAAACTGCGTCCGTACTGGAAATATGTAACAGCAGGTGATAACAAAGTAAGACAGTCACATGCGGTAATGGATGGCAGGATATATCCAGCGGATGACCCTGTATGGGATATATGGTATCCGCCAAACGGATTCAGGTGCAGGTGTTCTGTTATAAGCCTAAGCAAAAGACAGGTGGAAGAATCAGGTATGCCAGTAAGCAAAGGGCTGCCCTATGATGGCGGCTACAAATATCCAGACAAAGGCTTTTCAAACAATCCCGCAAAAGATGCATATAAACCTGACATGTCAGGAGTAAATGAGGGTTTAAAGAAGGCATTTAATAGCAGAAAACAAAGAAAAAGCCATAAGGGTATTTAAAGGCGGCTGTAGCGGTTTTAAAAATATTGCAGGCAATTCTTTAACTGCGGATAAACAGGTGCGTTATAACGCGTTATAACGGCGTCAGAGGGGCAAATGAAAAGGAGAGGTTAAGCGTGGATGATATAATTATATGTTCGGGCGGCATGGTGAATGTGGATGGTGTGCCAGAAGAAATAAAAATCCTGCCACTTGGACACGTACATTCGCAGAAAGGTGACTTTGAAGTTGATGACGAAAGCGTAAAGCTTATCGTGGAACAGTTTAAAAAAAGGAATGTAGACCTTGTTGTTGACTATGAGCACCAGACACTTAAGGATGTGCAAGCCCCTGCTGGTGGATGGATTGAGGACATATATAAAGGCAGGGATGCTGTCATGGCAAAAGTAAAATGGACAGACAGGGCAAAGGAATATTTAAAAAACAGGGAATACCGCTACATATCCCCTGTTGTAATGGTCAGGAAAAAAGACAGGAAAGCTACGGCGTTACATTCCGCTGCATTAACAAACACACCAGCCATTGATGGGATGTTTGCGGTTGTAAACTCCCTTGGCACAGATGACATGAAAGAAGATGAGGAGGAAAGCAAAATGGACATTAAGGAATTAGCTAAACTTCTGGGGCTGCCAGAAACCGCTACAGAGGAGGAAGTTAAAAGTGCACTTGAGGCAGCAAGGGAGACGCTTGGCGGAAACAAAGAGGACAGCACAGGAAGTGATGGCAATGAGCCAGAAGCTGCCCCTGTTGCAAACTCTGTTGTGCTTTCTTTGTTAGGGCTGCCTGGAAATGCAAAGACAGAAGATGCAGCAGCTGCAATAATGGCACTTAAGGCGGGTACAGGAAACAATGAACTTGTTGCGCTGAAAGAAGAAATTGAAAAGCGCAATGCTGATGATATGGTACAGACCGCCCTTAAAGCTGGAAAGATTACAGCAGCACAAAAAGAGTGGGCATTAAGCTATGCATTAAGTGATAAAGATGGATTTAAGGCATTTATGGATAAAGCACCTGTAGTTGTACCACAGGGAAAGCTTGACTTAAAAGATGCACCAGACACAAACAATAAAGATTATGACACGGAAATCCTTAAAAACTGCGGCATCTCAAAAGAGGATTACGAAAAATATTATAAGGAGGGTTAGTTATGGACAGGACAGGAAACCAGAAACTTTCCAGCTCTGACATTTATATCCCGGTTGCGGCTGGTACGGTGATAACAGAGGCGGCAATGGTTGCGGTAAACACAGACGGGTATGCTGTAATGGCATCCAAAGCTGCAGGGCAATGCGTTGCAGGGTGCGCAATGGGATTTGCAGATAATACTGCTGGAAATGCAGGGGCATTGGCAGTGCCAGTAAGACGTGGGGCATTTGTGTGGGATAATGATGGCAGCATAAAACAAACAGATATCTTAAAAGATGCTTATGTGTCAGATGCAAGGACTGTCACTATTACAGCAGACTGCTCAAGCAAGGCAGGAAAGATTATAGCAGTTGATGCTGATGGCGTGACAGTGGAAATGCTAAACGGCAGGGAAACTGCTACAACAGTACCAGCAGGCGGAAAAGACGGAGGTAGTGAGGGATGATTGTAAACCAGGCAAATTTAAGGGGATTAGATGTAAGTTATTCCACAGCATACAATAAGGCATTTAAAGGTGTTGTAAGCAATTATAATAAGATTGCAACAACAGTACCAAGCCAGACGGCAGAAACCAGTTACAAATGGCTTGGGCAAATCCCACAGATGCGTGAATGGATTGGTGACAGGGAAGTGCAAAAGCTGTCTGCATATGGCTACACTATAAGGAACAAAAAGTTTGAAATGAGTGTATCTGTACCAAGGGATGATATTGAAGATGACCAATATGGCGTATACACACCATATTTCTCAAGTATTGGGGAGGCTGCAGCACAACACCCGGATATACTTTGCTTTGGTGCATTAAAGAAAGGATTCAAAGAAAAGTGCTATGATGGCAAGACTTTCTTTTCTGCTGGCCACCCGTCTGGAGAAGGGTGCAAAGGAAATGTATCTAACCTGTCACATGACAAATTAGATGCAGACAGTTATGAGGCAGGGCGTACAGCCATGATGAGCATTACAGGGGATAAAGGCAGGAGCTTAAACCTTGTGCCAGACCTTTTGGTTGTGTCACCAGCAAACGAAAAGGCGGCACGCATGATACTAAAAGCAGATTATATAAATGGTACTTCCAACATATACAAGGATACAGCAGAACTGCTTGTATCTACAGAACTTGCAGATGTACCAGATGCATGGTTTTTACTTTGCACAAGACGTTTTTTAAAGCCGATAATTTTCCAGAAGCGGAAAGAGATAAAACTTGTAGCCTTAACAAGGGATAATGACCAGAATGTATTTATGAAAGATGAATTTATCTGGGGTGCAGACGGACGTTCCAATGCCGGGTATGGGTTCTGGCAGATGGCATATGGTTCTGATGGTAAGCCTGCGGATTAAAAGAGGTGGTGTAAGTGGCATATTGCAGTATAGATGAAGTCATATCAATGCTAAAGCCTGATATGTTAGATGCAATTATCGATGGCAGCTACAGGGAAGATGATTCGGAAAGGAAAAAAGATATAACACCTATTGCAGGACAGGCTATAGCTGATGCACAGGCAGAAATTGACGGATATCTTGCAGCCAGATATAACGTACCATTTGCAAGAGTACCAGCAGTAATTGGCAAATTTGCAAAGGATATAGCCATCTATAACCTTGTATCACGCATGGGCATAGACGAAAGTGACCGTGAAAAAACGTATCTTACAAGATATAATGCGGCAGTTGCGTTTTTAACAAAAGCATCCGAGGGCAAAGTAGAAGTTGCTATAACACCAGAAGATGACATGACGGGGAGTGTGACAGTGCAGAATAATTTTGAAACAAAAAGCAATGCCAGGATATTTACAAGACATAGCATGAGGGGATGGTAAAATGTCATCTATTTCTATAAGGCTTGAAGGTGAAATGGACAGCCTGCTTAAAAAACTGGAAGCAATGGCTGATATTGACAAAGCTGGCATTATGGCGGCAATGGCTGAGACCCTGCGCACATCAACAGTGGAGCGGTTTAATACACAAACATCCCCTACGGGTGACAGGTGGACACCATCTGTCAGGGCTGGCAGTGAGGGTGGCAAGACACTTACAAAATCCGCAGTCCTTAAAAATTCCATCAATACACAGTCGGACAACACGGGTGCAGCTATAGGCACAAACACAGTATATGCGGCAACGCACCAGTTTGGGCATGAAAGAACAATAAGGGCAAAGAAAAGCGGATACCTGCGGTTTAAAATTTCTGGCAGATGGGTAAGTGTCCCATCTGTCCGTGTAAACATACCAGCAAGACCATTCCTCGGCATAAGCAAAGAAGATGAAAACGAAATAAAAGCATTGGTTGATGATGTGTTTGGAGAGTAAGCATGAAAGCAGAAAGAGATTACCTTGTACAGGCACTAAAAAAAGCAGGGGTACATGGCAGGATACATGAATCCCTAAAAAGCCTTAAAAACTGCAATGAGGTACATACAGGTGCAGTCTTAAGGATAGGGGAAAGTTTCACACGTTCAGGGTCAAAAAAGATATATACGGATGCAGAGGGGCAACGGAAACAGAGAAACAAACTGTTTGACAGGGTTACTACTTTAAATGTCATAATAGCAGACAGTAATGAAGAAAAAGCAGAGGAAATACTTTCATGCTTTCTTGAAAACATATCTAAAGGATTTGAGGTTAATGGCAACTGGGTTGGTATTGAAATCGGTGAGGCAGACTGGATTGAAAAGGACGACAGTATTTTAAAATCCAAAATTGCTGTACAGTTTGATGTCACCCTGACAGGTGGCATTTATACAGATACGGACTTAGGCAATGTTAGGCTTGGCAATATAAAATTAAAAATGGACAGAGGTGAGAATAATGGCAGTAAAGATAACGGAGAATGAAACTTATGAAACCATTGAAGAATTAAAGGCAAAGGCTGGCACAACGGATGCTGTATTTCTTGGTGCCAAAATGGCACAAGGCTGGAAAACAGGCAAAAAAGTTACAGAGAAAGAATACAAGGACGCAGTGGCTGCGTTTAACAATGCACCTATAGACGGAAGGACGGTGTAAAAGATGTACAGCGAAGTAAATGTTGAGGTTGAAGACGGCAATCTGGGCAGGAACTCAAGCACGGCAACACATGCACAGGCAAAGATTGGTGTGTCGGATGTGGAAAGCAGTGTACCAGTTCTTATCACTAATTCCATGAAACCAGATGACATTAAGGCTAAATTAGGCTATTCACCTCTTGCGGATGCGTGTATCGATGCAGTTGAAAACGGGCTGCAGACAATATATGCATTTCCAGTAAAGGCAGATGTTGCTGGCTCAACAGGGGATATAACACACTCTGGCACAGGAACAGGAACAGTCAGTGTTAAAGGTGAGCCAAACAATGCTTACGATATCGTGGTAAACATTGCAGAAACCGGCAACTTAAACGAGGGCAGTTTCCAGTATTCTATTGACGGTGGCAATAACTTTTCTGATGAATACACAATACCGCTTGGCGGTACATTTGAGATGCAGTACACGGGATTAACGCTGGAGTTTACAAATACAGATGCTAGTGATGGCACAAAAAGTTTTATTTCTGGGGATGCATATTCTTTTAGCACAACTGTGCCAACGGTTAATAATGCCCATGTACTGGAAGCGGTAGAAAAGCTTGCAGCATACAACAGGATGGTTGAGGTATGCCATATAGTAGGGGTTTCTGGCAAAGCGTTGTGGGCGGCATTACAGGGTGAAGCTGAAGAGTTTCTGACAATGTACAAAAAGCCTGTGATATTTCTTTGTGAAGCAAGGGCTTGCAGAGATGACGAAACACTGGATGAATACATGGCAGCCATGGAAGCAGAGAAAAAAGGCATAAGCAGTTATTTTATATGTGTTTCGTTGACATATGGGACATATATGCGGAAAGATTTACGCATACAGAATATTAATATGGCAGGGGTAATATCTGGACTGGTAGGACAGGCAAAAGAAAGCCTTTCTATTGGTTGTGTTGAAGAGTTCCCGGTAAGTTCCGCAAAACTGCTTAAAATACTGCCAGAGGGGATAGAAAACTATAACAGGGAATTTGACAACATGAAATATACTATATTCCGCCAGTATGATGGCAAGGAAGATTTTTATGTGTCTAATGGCAATGTTATGGCTTCTGCTGGGAGCGATTTCCAGTATGTTGAGAGTGTCAGGGTTTTAAACAGGATTGTAAGGGATGTAGCTGCAAAAGCAGTAGATAAAATACAGACAGAGATTGACCCTGGCGGGATAGAGAGCAGCATAAAAGCTATTGAAGCATATTTTAACATTGCAATGGAATATTGCGAAAGAGATAAAATCATAAGCTCTGGCGAGGTCACAATAAACACAGAGGGATTAAATATCTTAAGGGATGAAACATTAGACGTGGAAGTTGTATGGGTCCCAATGGGTACAGCAAGGGTGTACAACATAAAGTTTGCAGTAAGCAATCCTGCATCATCTGGAGGAGAGTGATAAGGCATGGCAACACAGTTAATAAATGGAAAGGCGTATGACTGGTCCAGTGTTACGATAAAAATACCAGGCGCAGAAAGCATAGAAATAACAGAGATATCCTACAATGACGAGCAGGAACATGATGGCATCTATGGCAAAGGCGGGATGTACAGGGGATATGGCACGGGCAATTACAAAGCATCTGTCAGCGTCAGTATGTCAAGGGAAGATTTTAATGAACTGCAAAGGGTCATAAAAAAGAAAGGGTATAAGAATTTTTATAAGTATGTTATCCCTAAAATTATTGTATCGTATGCTGATGATGGAGCGGCTACCACAACAGATATACTTACAGACATTAAAATTGGCAAGCGTGATACCAGTGCAAAGCAGGGTGATAAAAATATAACTGTCAAACTGGATGGCACACCATATGGCGGGATTAAATGGAATGGGATGAAATAACCAGTAACCATTATTTTTGACAAAAACAGGAGGTAATTAAATATGATACCAGAAAAACAGGACAGCATGCTGCCAGGAAAAGAAGGGCTGGAAAAGCAGGAAGAAAGCACAGACAAGATGGAAAAACTGCGCAAGAAATATAAAAACATTGATGGTAAGATTTATGAAGTCATAACAAGCATACAGGAAGATGATGAAAACGAAACAGAGTATGACTTCATTTTCCGTAAACCGGCAACCCCGTCATACGACAGATACGTAAAGACATCTGGCACATCAAATACAAGGGCACTTAAAACATTTGTAATTGACAATATATGCGAGGAACAGACAGAGGAGTTAAGAAATACACTGGAGGAATATCCAGCAATGGCAATTTCCCTTGGCGAGAAGCTTCTTAACATGCTTGGGCTTTCCAAGGAAACACAGGTAAAAAAGTTATAGATGACGAAACGGACAAAATCAAGGGGAACATTGTAGAATATGGCAGGCTTTTAGTTTACCAGTACCTGCCAGAAAAAATGATTCCCCCTGATTTTGACAGTATTGGTTTTGATGGTTTTTTCAAAACTGTGGCACTGGCAACTGTAGCAAGGGAAATGCGGGTTGCGGATATTGAAACTGGTGTAAACAAATGATATGTAGAAGCACATCCTGATTACGAAGAATAGCGG